TGCAAAGGCTTCTTCAGCAACTGACCGAACCACGAAACTGTATCCTTCACTAAATCGGGCACCCACGAGTTACCGATAACCTTGTCGTACAACCAGAAGAACCAGCCTTCGACATTCTTGGCCCACTCTTTTACTGTCGCGAGAGATAGGTTCAAATCTGAAAAGATGTCGGAGGTCTCAATCTTCAACTTAGCTGAGAGGAGTTTCGATTTGACGTTGTTGAAAAACCCTACAACTCTGCTGAACCCTGCAGAGACCATTTGTATAATGCCAGACACAGTATCGCGAAAGAAAATGGAGACAGCGTTGTTGCGGAGCAACTGCTCCACATCGAACATCAGACGGAAGATTGTGTCCTTAGCGATCGCAAAATAGTAAGACATACGTTGACCGATCTCCGCCATTTTCAACGCGAAGTCATTGATCTTACCGGCAACACTGCCGAACGACACGTCGGCGGCTTTCTGAAAACCATCAAAAACCAAGAGACCTGCGTTGCCTAAATTCGTGAAAGCTGAGCTGAAGGTGACCCCCACCTTGCTGAAAGCCTCATCAATTCCATCGGTGTAAGCCAACACACCTTTCAAGAGTTTCACAGTGGTCAATTCTTGAGCGTGAGCCATCTTGATCAACTCACCGTAGCTGATCTTCAAACCTTTGGCGAGAGATCTGGAGAAGATCGGAGCGGCTTCAGCGATCGTGCGCCACTCGTCACCGCTCAACACACCCTTAGCCAAACCTTGACCCAACTGCATAATCGAGCTGAACTGCTCTGTGGCTGTGGCTCCTGAAGCGGCCAACGACTTAGTCACAGCTTCTGTGAATTTGAGGATGTCCTTCTGACTTGTGCCTAAACGCTCTGTGGATATGGCGGTCTTCTGGTACAACGTAGCCACTGCATTTATGTTTGAACGAGTCCCCATAGACACGTTTGCAAGACCTCTGAAAGCTTGTGAAGCTTCCTTAGAGCTCTTTGTCACCATCCGGATCTTTGTTTCAAAGTTGGTGATTGAGTCTGAGACCGAAGATAGTGCCTTCAATGAGCCGAAAGTGGCTACCGTAACAGCAATGGCTTTGGCGAAATTCCTCATTGAGGACGTGGCATCTTTCGAACTTTTCTCGATACCTATAACCGCTTGGCGGATTTTCGCCATGTCCTCTCTAGCTTTCGCTGAATCCGAAACAGTCTCTACTACAATAGCCATATGGATTTCCTTTTCAATTTAAAATGCGTTAAAAAGCCCTCTACGTGAATAGAGGGCTTACTTTACTTGACTTGTACAACAATTCCCAAAGGTCTTCCATACTTCAAACAAGTGGCTTCGATGAAGTACTTTGGAGCTTGTTTGGATGAACCTTCGTTGAGGTATTCAATATATTCTGTGTCGTTGCGTATTGAACACCGTTTACCTCTACAAGAAGAACTCCATGAGTCTCTCGCCTTACCCGTATCTACCGGGGTTTCATATGACAGATCTTTGGTCATGCGTCTCACAGTCTGCTTCAACTGCTTTTCCGTGAGTTCCGAAGTCTTCAATTCCAACATCGCTAGGGTGCTTCTAACACCCTTCACAATCATCTTCATTAGACAATCTCCAATTGTTTACCACCTTTGGCACCCATCATCTTGTGAAACAAATATGATGACTTCAATGAGTCTAGTGGTGTGGTTGTTCTTTGAGATTCTTTGGACAAGACAGCGAGGCTGTGAAAAGCTTCTTCTTGTTTCCCTGAGAAGCCCATAGATGCCATTATTCGATAAGCTCTTAAGTCGGCACGCCAACCCAGAGGTCTCTTCTCGAAATATTCCATCCAATCTTGGAGTTCAGATTGAGGCATCTCTGCCTCCATTACATATACCGGAGTCCCTATCGCTAGGGCTAAATCGTGTAAAGCCAGCTTTTCAGCCGACAGTTCTACTTTCCCCCAGAAGTATCCACTCCTGAGAATTTCATTATTTCGTTGGACAGTTTGGTCAACTCATCCATAGGAAGCGACTCCCAATCATCATCCTCCAAGTCAGACGCATCCGGAGTTGCGATCGAGATGATTGATTTTATCACCGCGAATCCATCGTCTTCCAAATTCTTTGCAACTTCTTGAATCTGCTTAACTTCACCGACTGTGAGCTTGTTGATCTCAATCTTCTCGCCCATGAAATTAACCTTCTTTGTTTGTTTCATTCCCACAAATTTCTTCATACTATTCTCCGTGATGTCAGCTTCGCTATCAGCTCCGCTGTTCTTTATCTTGATTTCGTTCATAATTGAACCCTTTTATGTGTTTCTTCATATTTTGCAATGTCGCCAAAGTCTTGAAAACCTCTTGAGATTTATCGTCATTAGCACCCACGAACTCTGGAAATCTCTCCATAACTCGCTCTGTGCTGAACTCTATATTCTCAAGCATCTTTGTACGCGTCAGCTCTATCACATAATCTATTCTGAATGGTTTCATCATACCTCCTTCGGTGGGGACACCCGTCATCGGCGACGGAGTTGTTTGAGAGTAGGCTCGCCACAGCCACCCTCCCCAACGGAATCTCAACTACTAAGCAGTTGGATCCACGGTGAAAGCACCGAAGAAGTCAGACTGTACAGTGATTGTCACAGTTGCTGTATTTGAATCAGTGAGCTGAGGATTCACCTGAAGTGCCTCAACCTTTCCAACCCAATAGTAGTAACTGTTCTCTGTAGCTGTGCCGTCTGAAGTGTCTCCAGCGAGACCACTTACACCGCCGCCTGACTCGTAACCTGGTGGTTCCGTGTTAAGAAGAGCGAAGCGGAATACACGCTGACTGCCGTCTCCCACCATGCTTCCCAAACTAGTGCCGTCGGCCCAGTCAGTAGCTACATAGTTCATTGTGATCTCCATTGAAGGAGCGTCAGCTTGACCCTGAATCTGCTGAGAAGTGCTTGAACCGTAAACAGGAACGTTTACGATGTTTGGTGGAGTTCCCATAGCAGGAAACTCACGGACATTCTCGATGCGCTCGAAAGTGCCTGTGGCGAAAACGCCGTCTAGACTCGTTTGGTTCTTCGTGGCTGGAACCGACGAAGTTGAGACGCTTAGGTCTGAAAACATACCTGCGCCAATTGATGCAACATGTGCCATATTATATTACTCCATAGTAATTAAATGATATTGAATATTGTGACCGAAACAATGTCGGATTGTCTTTGTCTTTTCCCGAAATTTTCATAGCACTCGAACCGAACTGCACACGGTCGGTCGTTTGACCTTCCAGATACAAGTCCAATTTGTCAGCTATTTCTCCTAAACGTCGTGTTCCACCACCAGAGGGTACAAAAATATCCACTAACATGATCCCAGAAACCGAGCGAAGATTTAAACCTTCACCCGCAGGAATCACGGATATTCTCAAGAACTCACTGGGTGCGTCCACAGCTATGAAGTTCGACGGATATGTTTTAATATTTTCCGCCAACCATTCAGAGCTTCCGAAAATTGAGAAGATGTTCTGTTCAAGATTTACATACTTTCCCATCACGCCTCCCTAAATATTTCGACTAAGAACACAAAACCGCTGTTCACCATCTTCTCGCCTATGTTCCACTCGTATCCGTCAAAAGTCAATGTGTCGTAAGGTGTTAGAGCACCTATCTCTCGAGACTTCATAAGAGCCTCCTTTTTTACGACATTGTGATCTTCAGTCTTCTGAGTGGAAGCCACTGCGATGATTTTGATGTTCAGCGTTGTGTCTGTTGTGGTGATGGCTCCTGAATTGAAATCGAACGACGGATCGCTCTTTCTGGTCAAAACAGCATCTGAAGCCAAATCTCTCACCTGATTGAAAGCCTTATTAAGGTTTCCGTCTATGAGATTTCTGAACGACATCAGTTAGCCCTCCACCACGTTTTGGAGCCTTTGTTGACCAAGAGTGGTTTTATCAAATTTCTGACCACAGAAGGTAATAGATTCGCGGAGGTGACTTGTTTAAGGTCAATGGAAGAGCCCACTTTGAGACTCTCAACAGCACCCGTATCATCCAGCAAACCATCATTATTTAAAAGATGATAAGCGAGCTCTTTTTGAGCTCGGAGGATTCTAGCGGGCACACCATCCAACTCCACGATGATCCCCAAACGAGGATCTCCATAACTTCCGATTCTTGGAAAAGACATAGCTTGAGAGCTCGACTCAGCGTAACCTGTGTAAGTCTGCCCATCCAGCACCTGCGAGGCGGTCACCAAAGCTTGCTCCTTTGAAGTGTCTGAAGCTTCCGTCCAAGCGGCTGCATCCAGACGATCATTAAAGTAAGCATCGGCATCCACCAGAGTGCTGTACGAGTTTGTTCCAACAGTTAACGCCATTTCGAGCTCCTTTTAGCTATGGAAGACAGGCATGATTCCGAGACTTAGTGCGGATGAAGCTTTACGCTCAAACGTACCGACTGTAGATGCGAGAGTGCCACTAGCTACAGAAGTTAGAGCTTTCGCGGTACCTCCCTCAACAGCGTACATGTACTCAGCGTCACCCACAAACTTGTCCTCTGAACCGTTCCAGTTGTAGCCCGCAGGTGCGAGTACATAACCCCAACGCTTCCAGATCTCAGTTGTTCCGCCACCCATGTAAGCTTTAGCGTCACGATCGATCTCTAGAGGTGTAGGTACTTCAAGTCCAGCCATAGCCAATGCACCTGGCGCGACGATGAATGAAGTCTTAGTTCCTACGATGTCCACGCCTGCACCTGTGTTGATTTTAGTCAACTGTGCAGATGTGAAGCCTTGAGCTGCTCGTGTCTGAATCAGACGGAACTTTCCACCAAAGATTGTTTGGAAGTCGATGCTGCCATCTGAAACAGTATCCTGATCAACTAGGTTTGCGCTGCGAAGCGAAGCCATAGTCTCTGGAG